CTGAAATACAAGCAAGATTAGATAAACTTCGTGGTATACCACCATCAGAAGCCGAATTGCGTGAACGATTTGAAAAACTTAAATCAACTGGCGGTTCTAAGCGTAAAACATCTAAGCGTAACACATCTAAGCGTAAAACATCTAAGCGTAAAACATCTAAGCGTAAAACATCTAAGCGTAAAACATCCAAGCGTAAAACATCCAAGCGTAAAACATCTTCACATAAAACCTCTATCAAACGTAAATCAATTCTTAAACGTAAGAACAAAAAAGGAAAAAAAACTTTAAAACCAAAAATGGTTTCTTTTTATTTGTAATAATAATTGAAGGCATAAGGGAATTAACGAATTAAATAATACTTATAATATAAAATATTATAATATAAATTATTATATAGATAATATAAGTAGTATTAGAAAATGAAATTCGGATTATTAATTTTTGGATTAACTGCTTTTTTTGTTACAAATGTATATTATGATGGTAAATATGTGCAGTTAATGAAATCATGGAAAAAATATTATCAAATGGCTGGAATCGCTTTTATCGGTCTCTCCGCTTATTTATTTATAAAAAAATATCCGGCCGATACTAAAAATTTATTTAAACATGCAAACGAAATTGTAAAGTATATGCCGATTGATAAAGACGCAAGTGATTTATTAATGCCTATTATAGATATGACAAATATGACAAATCTATCTTTATTTAATGATATTAAAACGAATTCACCAGCGAATCAGCAACCGCAGCAACAATACCAATACCAGAATCTTACTCCACAACAAAAACGTCTTTTAAATTCCGGTAATAACATCAACCATGGCGGCAATAATAATAATAATAATACACAAAAACCAACCAAACGATGTGTAAGCGAAACTAAAAAGAAATTTGTTGCTGCTCAACAAGGATGGAATTGCGGTTCATGTAAAAAACAATTACCGGCTTGGTTTGAAGTTGATCATAAAATTCGGTTAGAACAAGGTGGATCAAATCATGTAGATAATTTAGTTGCTTTATGTCGAGATTGCCATGGTAAAAAAACTGCATTTGAAAATTTATAATTATATACAAGATTATACGTTCATTGGATTATACGTTCATTGGATTATACGTTCATTGGATTATACGTTATACGTTCATTGGATTGATTTAATTCTATTTATTATTGTTATTATATATTAATAATAACAATAAATAACAATAATAAATAATAACAATAAATAATAATAAATAATAACAATAAATAATAACAAATGGAAAAAAAACCGAATTTCTTTGACCAATTAGAAAAAACAATTTATAGTTATCCCAAATATTTTGGTATTTTAGAATCTATTGAATTTGTTGTATTTTTATTAATTGTTTATAAATACAATCCTTTTAATATTTCAACCAAATACCCCGTTTACACACAATTTGCGGTTTTAATTACTGGATTCATATATGTTATTCTATTCTTTTTTGTGAAATACAATCTTATAGAAAAATCAAGTTTATTTAATTTAGGTTTACCGAATCCAACCGAAAAGGATTTTATTAAACGTATCGCATCAATCCTTTTTGTTCTTATTGCATTTGTCCTAATAACCGCGCTTCTATTTCAGTTGTTTCGTAACACATCGTTTTTATTTTTACTTTTTAAGTATTCAATCCATATCCTTTTAATTATTGGTATTGTAAGTATCCTTTATCTGCTTACAAATAAACTCTTTTCAAAATTACTGGAGGCGGTGAATATAGGAAAGCAGGATTCAGGAACGGCAATTAATTTTTTAAAATTAATTAAAAATTTTGTATTATTTTTGCCTTGTCTCTTAATTAGTTTTGTAGAATACGTGCAATACCAATTCAATATTACGACGAAACCTATATGGACCCTATTATTCATAGAGTTTCTATTAGTATCATTATGGTTTTTAATCCCTCAATTCATTCATTATTATTACACGACAACGAACCAAGGAACAGTATTATTAAAAGACCCGCTTTATTTAAATAAAGAACATACTTTAGGCGATTTTGAAAATATCCATTTAGATAATATTAAAAAAAATAAAAACACCAAATTTAATTATAACTATTCAATCTCCGCGTGGTTTACCCTTAACCCGCAACCGACAAATACCCGTGCAGCATACACCAAATACACAAATATTTTAAATTATGGGAAAAAACCCGCTATACAGTTTAATAGCAAAAAAAACAGTCTTTTAATCAACACTTTAGTTGGACGTGATACTACTGATAATAATATTAATATGGCTCTTGCAGCAGATACAGAAGCCGACCCTAATAAAAAGCGAATGACGACTGATACTGATGCGAGCGCTAATACTGACGTGGGTGATGATGCGAATATAATAGAAATTTATGAAACCACCTCTATAAATTTCCAAAAATGGAATAATGTCGTAATTAATTACGACGGAGGAACCATGGATGTTTTTTTAAATGGTATATTAGTTGCTTCTAAAAAAAATGTTGCGCCTTATATGACCTATGAAACAATTACGGTCGGAGAGAAAAAAGGAATTGAGGGCGGAATTTGTAATGTAGTTTATTACGATCATACTTTACCCAATCGCACAATTAAAACCGTGTATAACTATTTAAAAAATAAAGAAATTCCTTTATTTTAATTATATTTTTATATTTTATACTATAATTTCTATCTGTATAGTATATAATAATAGAAGAATGAGTTTATTTAACCTAATATTAATTAGTTTAGTTCTACTATTTGTTATTTATTTAATTTTACAATGGTATTCAGGTAATTCAACACAATTATCTAAAAGTTCAAGTGCACAGGATCAACAAAGAATAGTTGCTTCGACCATTCCTGTTAATAATAATTCAAGCAATTATACTTATTCTACTTGGTTTTATTTAGATGATTGGAACTACCGTTATGGCGAATCCAAGATTCTTTTAGCAAGAAATGACGCCGATAATAATCCTGGCCCTTCAATTGTTTTGGGTGCTATGAAAAACGACATTACTATTTCAGTCACCTGCTATTCTACTTCTGATGAATCGACGCAAGCAACTGATAACAGTGTTATACATAATTGCAATATTTCAAATTTTCCTATTCAAAAATGGGTTAATTTAATTGTTAGCTTATATGGACGGACCCTTGATGTTTATCTTGACGGCAAATTAGTACGCACCTGCGTTTTACCTGGTGTTGCCAAAGTAAATAAAAATGCTGATATTTTTATTACTCCCAAGGGAGGATTTAGTGGAATGACCTCTAATATCAAATATTGGAGCGATGCTACAAATCCGCAGGAAGCTTATGACATATATAAAGACGGGTTCAGCGGCGGGTTCGGTGGCGGGTTCAGCGGCAGGTTCGGCAACTTTTTTAATAAATATAAATTAAAGATTTCTTTCCTTCAGGACAATAAAGAAAAAGGCAGTTTTGAAATATAAATATATAAATATAAATAAAATAAACCTTTCATTTAATCTTTTTAAAATTATATAATATATATAATATATAATATATAATATATAATATAATGAGCACTGGATTAATATCACAAGGACCGAGTAGGTTTATGCGACCATTTTCTTCTACAAATTATATACAAGGGAGTAAAGATTTCTTATCAACTAATAGCATTGTCGCCAAATTTGCATTTTTAATGCTCGTTTTAATTGTATTTATTCTGCTTGTTCGTTTCGGAGTTTCATTCATCGCTTGGATATTTACGCCTACCAACAATCCCGTGTTAATTGATGGAATGATTGACGCAAAACAGCATTACCAGTTTCATCAAGACCCTTCTATGTCGCATTCAATACCGATCATGCGTTCTAAAAATTTAACCGAAGGGCTTGAATTTACTTGGTCTGTATGGATCCACGTTGAAGATTTTCATTATAAAGAAAAAGACTACAAACACGTTTTTCATAAAGGAAATATTGATATTAATATGACAGATGCACCGATCGGGTTAAATCGCCCGAACAATGCGCCTGGTTTATACATCACGCCTGATACGAATAATCTTCTTATTCTGATGAATACATTTAATAAAATTAACGAAGAAGTAATCATCCCCGATCTTCCTCTGAATAAATGGGTAAATGTAATTATTCGGGTAACCAAACAAACCCAATTAGATGTATACATTAATGGGCGATTAACCAAAAGACATATTCTTAGCGGCGTGCCTAAACAAAATTACGGCGATGTGTATGTTGCCGCCAATGGCGGATTTGATGGTAAAATATCCAAATTACAATATTTTAATAGCGCCTTAGGCACAAGCCATATCCAAAAGATTATTGATCAAGGCCCTAATTTAAAGGAAAAATCTAAAAGTTTATTAGATTCAAAACCTCGTTATTTATCTACACGCTGGTTTTTGGGCGATGATTATTCATTGTAATTTATAGTATTATGGATTATTTCATTTATAGTATTATGGATTATTTCATTTATTCATTTATAGTATTATGGATTATTTCATTTATTCATTTATAGTATTATTATTTCATTTATTCATTTATAGTATTATTTCATTTATTCATTTTTAATGTTAAATTATAATTAATTCATTTTAATTATAATTTATTTTAGTATTTTAAATTTTTGTTTTATTGTTTTATTGTTTTTTAATTAAAAAAACATATAAACTGTTTAATTGGAGTAAGCAAGACCACCCATTCCACTCATAATGCGAAGAACGTTGTAGTTGATAGCATAGACGTGCAGGGCTTCAGCAGTTCCGGTGCTGACTAATTGCGCATTATCGATTCTGGAAAAGTTGCAAGTTCCGGACGGCTGGTGTTCTTCAGGTTTAAGGGCAAACGAGTATACGGCAATAGAATCCTTAGATCTTGCGGCAGTTCCAGTTGAAGCGGTATCGGCCGTAAGGAAAATACCACCAAAACCACTGTGGTGTTGACCGACTTGGCATCGTGTAAAATATTCTCTATCTCTTGCAGCAAAACGATCATGTCCATTAAGTTTTAACAGATACGTATTAGCAGCAGTTAATGCAACTGGCGTTGACGGCCCCGCGGTAGTTGTGGCAGTGGCGACTGGTACACCCGTCCAGATAAGTTCTTTAACGGGATGATTAAAATTTAAGATCTTGGTGTGAGTGGATGCTTCATTTTGAAATTGAAGCTGTTCAATAAGGTATTCGTGTGATACTTGCGCAAAACGACGACGTTCATCAGTATCAAGGTAGATATAGTCAGCCCATAATTTAGCAGTTAAACCTTGTGTTCCTCCAGCTGCATAAACACCAATAGCAGCACCAAAGGTAAGATTAATCTTAACTTCGTGGTATTGAAGCGCAATTAAAGGAAGAGCAAGACCAGGGTTTCTGCAGAAAAAGAACTGAAACGGGACGAATAATCTTTGTACTCCTTCAATCGCATTACCAGTCGAACCAGCAACACCGCCATGTCCACTTGTATTTTGGAATTGAGTACCATTCAGTATTAAAGCAGAAGCTACATTTGTGGGACATCCGGAGTGACCAGTAGGATTCGATTGAGTTAATTCAGCCCAAGTTTCCAGCCAGTGACCATAATGTTTATCAATACGTTGACCACCAATTTCCAGTTCAATTTCATTAATTACAGCAGAACCAGGATTAGGTCCTAATACATCGTTGGTAAGAGTCCCAGTAATAGTGGCTTCTAATACAAGTTTAGTGACTAAATCACCATTTCGGGAAATAGTGCAAGTTACTTTGTTTCCAAAGCCAACCGATCCATTCAGAGTCTGTTCAATGGATTCCATCGAAAAGTTAGTGTGTCGGCGGTAAACAACTTTAAAAAAGGTAATCTGAGGATTACCGGTAAGATAGACATCTTGAGCACCATAGGCGACTAATTGCATTAAACCTCCTCCCATTTTACTTTTATATTATATACAAAGAAAAAAAAAATAGAATTTTTCCTAAATATATGATAATTATTCTTATTCTTATATAATTATTCTTAATCTTACATAATTATTCTTAATCTACATTATGATTTTTTTTAAATATTATATAATACTATTTTTCAATACTATATAATATTTTTTTATATTAATTTTTTCAAAATACCCAATACATATATGAGTATTATTTAG